AAATTTCTCAGGTCCTTTTAGCTGTACTTAGAAAATGGAAGAAGTCAAGACTCGTAATGATTTGATGGACAAACCAACTTTCGGACTCGACGCCCGTGCTGACCAATTGATGGTTCACACTGACGCCGAGATGAACCTAGACGTTCCAGGGGTGCTCCCGGTGTATTACCTGCACGCCCCTGTCGATAAGAAAGTTGCCCGTAAAATCACCGAAACCTATGGAGTTAAGGTGGTCTATTCTTCCGTTGGTACCGCTCACCCACAGCCCAATCTAGCGGTGGAGGAGATGATCTGCATCGACCAAGCGTTGCACCTCGTTGACCAGAATGGTCCCGGGGCAACCGTGGTCGCTGTACAAGGTCATCCCGCCCTCTTCCAAGCCAGAGACGGGAAGGGAGTCTGGTGCTGCTCCGACAAGGCAGCACTCCGACCTTTGCACATGGCGCGAACAAATCGCGCGGACAGCATGTGCCATTGTCGTTTCGAGGATTGTGATCATGTGGTCGCTGATGAACTTCTGTTCGTTCACACACTCCACGACTACACGCCAACTGAGATGGTTGGTCACATTCTCAAGTCGCAGCGCCGTATCGCTTACGCCGTTGTGCATCGCTACCCCGATATTTCGGGGGAATTCAGCCGTGGTGAAATGGAATACTTTTATGCAAACCCGGAGATCGTCGTGTTGAAACACCGCGGTGGCCAACATTTGCATTCTCGTAAGCCATGTAACTGGCTGGACGGGCAGCCTTATTGCACGTATGGGATGGAAGATGGGTCGACTGCGGGATGCTTCCTCAAGTCAACACTCGTCTATACCTGTGGGAGCACCCACCTGTACATGCTAACGCTCGCTGCCTGGGGCGATGCCGGATTTGATCCCCCGGCTCTCGATTTCGAGGATCAATGGAACCCCTCTGTGTTGGAGGAGCAAAGTGCTAATCATACTTACACTTTGCCGTCTATTACGTTAGGCGATCCCTCTCTCCGACACAACCTTACGTGGCACGACCTCAGCTTCGAGCGAGTGCGCCTCATCCCTGGTGCTGTTTTCATCACTGGGCATGAGAAGGTGGGTGTGGTTTTGTCTCGTCCCATCTTGCACGCTGCCATGCGACTTTTCGCTGGCAGACCGCGCACGGCTGCACTTTACACCGCGATCATCAGGAATTTGAATGCTCAATACAATGCTGTTGGCAATCTTCCTGAAGACCGCAAGTATCGTGCCGTCATTGCGTCGGCAGCCCTCATAATGACTTCACAAGTCATTCTTGAGACCGCTGTGTTGCACCAGATGCAGATGGACAACGCTCGCCTATGGGCTGTCCACGCACGGGCCGTTGCTTTTGAGCCTCAGCGTACCTTTACCAAAACGGACGCTGTAGTAGCAACTCTCTGGTCGGGCTTATCGGCCTTGACGCTTAAACAGGCGTCGAGCACCCTTGGCCTAGTCTATATTGCTCCGCCGTCACATGCTCTAGCAGTCCACGCTATTGTAGCAAAATGTGCGGTTGTTGCCGTCGCGACCTCTGCCAGTACTTTGTCTGTCCCACTCCTTCCGGTTTGGGCGGCTTGCACTGTTCTAGGAGGCGCTTGGGCAGCTTGGACGAAATACGACGTCGGTGGCACCCGCCACCGAGACCAGATGGTCACGCAGTGGTCTACGACGACCCCTGGTGACCGCCCCACCCCGTTGCCGGTTGGAGTCTACCCACTCGGGGTAGCACCGGTTTTCGGTCCATCGGACAAGGTAAAACCTCCGGTGGTATTGCACGACGAGCGTTACGTCGTGACTCCAGCGCCAGCTCTCCCGAAGAAGGACATCCCCCCTAAGATGTCCATGCAGGGAATAGGGTTTTCAGATGTCATCCCGACGTACTTTGCTTCGACACCAGAGAACGAGTACGTGGCACTGACCCAAAGGCTGGCAAAACCAACTCCGGAGCCCACGGGAGGGCTTTGGAAGCACGTGTCTAGAGAATATGGCAAGACAGCCCTCGTCGTTGCCACTCGTAAATACCTCGCCACCAATCCTGTCGTCATCACGAGCACGCAAGCTAATAAGTACGCTTCCAAGTTTGGAGCGTCTCAGCACCGCGAGCTTATGATGGCTTTCAGTGAGTGGCAGGAAACGCTGAGCATTATTCATCAAGACATGGCCACTTCTGGCTTTATCAAAGTAGAAAAACTAGATAAATCAACGCATGATGAGTTCGACGTCCTCGTTGTGTGGGATAACGAGCTGGCGGCCCCTCGCATCATCATCTCGATGAAACCGAAGTTATCGGTTGTTTTTGGGACGATTATGATGCAGGTCGCTGAAGCTCGCCTACGCATCCAATTGGACTGGGAATTCAGCCAGCAAGCACCTTTCTGCCCCATTGCCCCGCACGGTTGTAGCGGAGAGATTTTGGGGCAGTGGTTCGAGTCAGTAATTCACCACTTCGGTGGTGAGTCCAACTGCGTTTTCTGGGATCAGGATGCTGAACACCATGACTCGCACACGGGCAAGGATGCGCAGGAAGCAGGCCGGCACATTCTTGTAGATGACATCGTAATCCATCCGCCTGCTGCTCGGAAGGTGTTTGATGCACAAAATTGCATTCGTGGCAAGACACATGGGGGAGTGAAGTACAAGCTTGATTATAAGCGGGGCTCGGGATTTAGCAATACAGACGCAGAAAACACCGTTATTACGGAAGAACTGCAGACGTTCGCGATCACTGTGGGCACCACCTATTTCGATCGAAGTATGACAATCCTCAATGGGTTCGTGGAACTTGGTTCCCGTTACGCTTTAGGCGCCTGCGGCGATGACGGGGGGGGTATATCAGAGCGGAAGTTCTTTCACGATAAGTTCGGGACAGATTTCAAGGAGGCGACCACTCAATGGAGCCTCAGTTGTCTGGAGTTGGGATATAAAGTTAAGCCCCACTTCAGCTACTCGCCTGACGGCGTTGATTTCTGTTCACGATGGTGGTATCCCACGCCTGATGGGATCCTACCGGGTGGAAAGATCGGACGTGTTCTGAGTCGGGCAGGATGGTTTCTGGACTGCAAAGATGCGCAGACAATACGAGGCGCTGCTATTGGCCAGTTGCAAGACAACTACCATGTGCCGTTCCTACGGGAATACTTCACACGCGTGTTGGAGTTGACCGTGGGGCAGAAAGTGAGGGGAAAACCGCAGGCGTGGTCGATCCACATGAGTAAGCGTCATGAGTATGGTCCGGAAACCCTAGCTTTTGTTTCCCGCAAGTATGGGCTCGAAGGGGAGGATCTTGCAGAGTTTAAACAAATGCTGGCAGCTTGTCGCCAATTGCCCATTGTTATCTCTTGGCGTCATCTTTCGAGATGCGTCAAGATCGATAGCACCTAGGCGACAAAAGAAAGTGTTTTAGTAGCGGTTCCACTGTAAAGAACTGTTACGTTTCAGGATTGAACGTGTGTCGCTAGTTTGTGACAGCGTAGAAGGTTATTTCCCGGATAGTGTATGGACCCTATTAGTCTAACTCTCCTAGGATTTTCATTGCTCGCATTTTATTGTTGCCTGCAATTAGCATTTGAAGTACAAAATGCCCAAACAGAACAAGTCGAAGAACTTGAAAGCCCAACCTCCACGAGTAAGAGGCAGAGGAGACTATGATGTCTCTGAAGCCCCTGTTGCCGCCCGTTCCAACCCCATCGCGGCATTGGACAAGCGTCTCTCCCGAGTTGAGCAAAAGTTTGACCGCCCTGGTGCCACCCCGATCAACGCCGCTGCCTCTGCAGTGGGTCGAGGACTCGGCACTCTGGTCGGTCAGGGCGACCTCGGTTCGATGGCCGGGAGCGCTCTCGCTAAGTGGTTTGGGCACGGAGACTATCATCTGAAGAGCAACAGCTTGATCACGAGAGCTGGGCTTGATGGCAACGCGGTGCCTGTCTTTGCAAAAGACGGCCGCCGCGGCGTGCGTATTACTGAGCGCGAGTACCTTGGTGACGTTATTTCATCGTCAACCATTGGTGCTTTCGCATCTCGATCGTACGCTATCAACCCGGCGATGCCCAACACTTTTCCCTGGCTGGCAACTACTGCCGCCCAGTTTGATGAGTGGGAACCCCATGGCATCATTTTTGAGTTCAAGAGTACCTCTTCTGAGTATAATGGTACCTCGCAGGCCCTTGGGACTGTAGTACTTGCTACTGATTACAACCCATCCAACACCGCTTACACCAATAAGCTCGAAATGGAAAACGCCGATTACTCTGAGTCTGTGAAGGCTTCGAATTCTTGTGTGCACGGAGTGGAGTGTGATGCTTCAGAACGTGCGGACCGTGTATTATATACCCGGTCAGGCTCACTGCCTGCATCAGAAAACGCTAAATTCTATGACCTCGGGAATTTCCAGATCGCCACCGTAGGCTGTTCAGCCGCGAGTGTGAATTTGGGTGAGCTATGGGTTTCGTATGATGTGACCTTCTATAAGAAACAGCTTGTCGCCGGCCAGCTTGGCAGGACGATTTTGATGTCCACGATAGTTAGTACGACTGGGGCTGGAATTACCACCTCTGCGTACTTTGGTACTGCTGCCTCGCAAGTGGGCACCATGTACCTTGCCCTCACCGGCACTACCATAACGTTTCCCTCGTGGTTGAACACTGGGGTTTACGCGATGCGAGTTAACTATCAAGGAGCGTCTTGTACGATGCCTAACTACACAGGCACATCAAATTGTCTCGTCACCGCCGGTATACTACCAGGATTTCCTTACAACACCATGAATGCCACCAATGGTTTTGGTGGTATGTCCCTCGTAGCTGGGGCAGGAACTTCATCAACTGTCGGACATTACATGGTTTCGATCAGTGGGCCTGGCGCTGTGATTACCCTCTCTGCGGGTACATTCACTACGCCCTCATTCGTCTTCACCGAGTTCATCCAACTTCCGTTGATGTCGCTTCCTATCGTGACTGCTGCAAGTGCGATCTAGTAGTTAACTGTAACACACGCCCACCCTGAATCGGCTTCGGCCCACCATCGCTGCTGGGAGAGCGAAAGAAAATAAACCAGATTATACCTATATATACTCCGGACGTGGTCGAGCGCGACCCGCCTCGGTGATAAACAACACCTTGTGTGCATGTGTTTGAATTCCAGTGTTCCCCCCTGTTGGAGAAACAACGAACATTGGTGGTCTTCTGATAAAGAGGGCACTTCCTTTGATGGAAGCTCTAGGCAAGTCTAGAGATCCGCTAGGCGGACTCCGCCATTTGAGGCGGGGATTAG